CCCCGGGAATTCTACATCTGCAAATTCCTCAGCAAGTTTAATGTTTGGCAATTGAACGCCGCCCGGAGAAGCGGTGAGATCTCCAGTCGAGGCATCAGTACCACCAAGAACTAACTGTGGATAATTAAGTTCTGATGCAATATAGCTTGGGCCGGTACCTTCGGCGCCCCATGGCATAGACAACCCTGGTATTGCTTCTAGATCTCCTAGATCATCCGAATCTGTAATGCTAATGGACTCGCCCGCAGAGGTGCCAAGTTTAATATTAGGGGTTGAAGCTTCAAGCCCTGACCAGTCAATATTCCCAAGCCGAGTAACGTCCAGGGGGGCACCGGCAAGAGGGATTAAAGCCGGCATTATGATGGTGCCCAAAAGCTTTTCGAAGTCCACAACAAAGCAAGAAAGATCAATCGTAGGTGGCTCAAAATCAAAACTGGGTATGCCATTAAAGGTTATGTCTTTTACAATCGTTGTGAGATCTTCACATGTCAGATTCTCCAAAATCTTCTCAATTGAATCTACTGTCTCTTCTGTATCATCTTCGATAGAAGTGCTAATTTCTGCATCCTCGCCGTCGCTACAGGGGCCGATGCCTGATGCGGCACTAGCGAATGTATCAAGCTGTTCTTGGAGCGCGCTCGCTGCATCTCCAATCTGATCAGCAATTCCTTGCAAGTGATCTTGTGTGACTCCGGTGTTGACTATCAATTTAATCAGGTCATCGCAAGAAAAATCAATGGCATCAATTAAGTCACTCAACAAGTCTTGGAATATATCGTCGGGGAGTTCCATTAAAAATTGATTTATTAACGTTTCTAGCGAGAATTGTCCCAAAACAGCCGAGAGCATTGCTGCATAAATATTATCCAAGCCAAGCTCAGCCATCAGCTTTGCCATCGCCTGCTCAATCAATTTGGGAATCGAGATTTTCTGTAGCAGTTCTCCGAATACATCATCTAACGTATGAATCTTGTCCAGAACATCCGATAAATTTGCCACAATATTGTCACCAGAGGGCAAAGCAATATCAGCACGCGCTAGCGCCATTGAATTCATGAAATTTACATCGCCTAATTTGACGTTTTCAATACCAAGAGATGCAGGCCCCTTTATTGGCAAAGAATTAAATTGATTTTTAACCTTCGCGTGTTCTGCGGTATTCGACGGAACAGCCAATTGGCTCACACTTCCGCCGCTAGGAGCGGTGGGCCTGATTTCTAATGGAGCATATGTGTAGTTTGTAAGATAAGTCATCCACCCTGTCATCGGACCTTTCATATCTGGAGTTCGGGCATCGCTATACATGCTATTGCCCTGCATTACATAATGCATTATTCGCTGTGAAGCTGCGGGCGCTTGTGTGGCATATGCATTAAACCCTATTGTTTGTGGAACACCTATTCCATCTTTATAGACAATAACGTGTGAGGGATTAAACTCTGAGTCCGTGCCAATTTCGATCATGTCTTCGTGCTCTTCTCTTAAAGTATAGCCATTCGCCTTGAAAAGCTTCTTCAAAGCAGGAAGATACTTGCGAACCTGTTTTGCTTGCTTGGTGCAAGAAAATTTTTGTGGGCCACGGATAGTGCCAGGAAAATTATCAACATATGGCTGCAACTTGTCAAAAGTATCTGCTATCGTCTTGAATCTTTCTTTAATAGTGTTTGATTGATACAGAGCGGTTCGATATCCTGTCTGCATCTGGGTCGTAGTAACGAATGTGCGCTTCATTCGCGGGACAGCGAGAAGATGCGCAGCATCAACACATACAAGGGCCTTTACCTTCTCGTCAGGTCGCGTTGAAACATGAACATCTTCAACTGACGCGAACCCATATACTTCATCCTGAAGGAAAGTTATTCCCTCGTCTAAACTGTAAACATCATATTGGGCCGGCAGCCGATCATAATAAATCATTAGCTGCTTAATTCCAATTCCAATCGCCTGTTCTTCTAAAAGCTCTATCTCATCTAGATTTTTATAGCCAGTGCTAACAGCCGTGCAATATTTCAAGGTTTTTCTATTAAGAAATGGTTCGCAAGCTGAGCGACGGATCCAATTAGGCACAAGTGCCTTTGGAGCTTTTCGCATTCCCGTGCAGAGGAATGGTGGCGAGGGAGGAGTAGTTTCGCCTTCCCAGCCCATTTCACCATTGATCAGTCGCGTCAAATGGTGGCGCTTAATATATCCAGTTATGCTCGTCATATCTGTGGATTTTTCTTCATCCACGATCTCTACTTCGCACCACTCACAATCACGACCGATGGCTTCTCGCACCATATTGATAATTGTATAGTTCTCAATATCTCCTAAAGTCTCGGAGCTATTTCGGGGGCGCTTCTTAAGCTCAATTGAAGGCTCAACCGCTTCCCCATCTTCGTTAGGTACGGGCTCCAACCTAAAATAGTGAGTTCCCTCCCCTGTCGTTTCCTGCGTTGTCGAGGAAAACGGGGAGTCAATCTCACATTGGGCCAATTCTTCGTCTGTATATATATCTGACATTAATAACCTTTAATATGTGATATCAATTGACGTTGTTGTAACGACTATTAATATACTTTCCTCCTGCAACGCTGAAGTAAGTCATCTTGAACATGATCAGATTTGCTCTGTGTGTCATAAGGGATCTCTTTGTGTCTGCCAAGAGATCGATTATGTTTTGGATCCCCGAAGACATCGCCGGGGGCGAAGGCGAAGTCGGTGCTCCGAAAAACGGAGAATGGTGAAAATGCATGGCCAATGCTGTGTTGTATTTCATCTGATGCATCAAAAAGCCATCTACTATTCCATTGAGCTTGTCTACATGATCTGTGAGTCTGACCAATGCTTCTTCTAAATTATTGCCCAATGGTATTGGCTGCAGCAATTCATCATCATTTCCTGCAATTATATCGATTCCGCTAATCGAATCTACAGCACCACCTTGAGAATTGTTTAAATCTGTCTTTGTTACTAGTTTGATTCCTTCTCTGGCTATAATCCTAATACCATCGGCCTTGATTCCAATTGCAGATTTTGCAGTTGAGTTCCCCACTAACCCATCAGCTAGTCCAAAGTTTGTATCAATATCGGTCTTCTGGCTAATGTAAAGTCTGGCTGCATCAAGTTTAAAGTTTGGATCGGTACTAAGGGTTTCTCCAGCGTCCGTAACTGATCTGGCGTTGTTCGCCATTCTTCCGGCTACCGCGTCAATTGAAGCACAGTGGGTGTCTCCAGATCCTCCATATCCACTTAAGCGACTGCCAGGGCGATCCCGGCCAAGCACAATAGCAGCATTATGGGCGTTAGTCAACACCTTTTCAGTCGATGTTTGAATAAACTTCGGTGTCGGTTCAGCTATTTTGTCACCACCGATTCCGCGACCAGTGCCGCGAGTGCCAAATGATGCGTTATCGCTGATTGCTTGCTTTACGGCTGGACGTAGCCCTGCTAAATCTACTGCCTTCTTTTTACCTGCCATTTGTTTTCCTTATGAGTTAACCCAGCTACTGTGATCTGCGCTTATGCTGCTGTATTTATTCTTAGTTGGGTCAAAAATCCAATGCCATCTTTCGCTGCTCACTGTTCGATAGAACCCAAACGCCTCACCGTTCTTAGACATCCATTCAAAAATGGGACCGACTGCAGTGCAGCCATTAATGTCGAATGCAACACCTTTTTGGTGTCTTGAATAGCCGGGAGATGCCGTGCTCGGACTGCAAGTCCCAGAGTTACAGTTGGCATCATACAAAGTTTGTTGGCCACTAGACGAAGACCACGCGCCATCACCGGTACCGCCGGATACAATGTCTGAGTTCGTTCTCCAGCCACTGTTAAGCACAAGATCGAGTCCATCATACGCGGCAGATTTTATCATCGCCAAGAAGAACGGAGCGAAATCAACAGCGACAGGCTTTCCAAGAATAATCTTTGTTGCAACTGTCTGGCCATAATACGAAATATTAACATAATCAATGCTGAGATCGGGGCCGTCTGGCAAATCATCAATTACTGCTGGAGTTAATCTATCTGCCCCAGCAATTGTTCCTAGCGCACCCGGATAATACCAGTCATCAACCTCGAAAGCGCCGGCGTCTGCTGCTGCAGACGGTGAAGTATCGGGCACCTGGGCAATAGAATACACGGTAGCCGCTGTTGTCGGGGTCGAGCCGGCTGGAGAACTGGATGAATTGGCATCGCAAGGCGGCTTCGAACTTGCTGCAGACGCTGCAGCGGTATCTGTGGCGCCGCCTGAGCCGCCGCCTGTTGTGCCTGCTGGCCAAGTAGTTGGTGGAGGCTCGGGAACGCCTGCTCCGCTGAAGAAGCCTTCGATTAGTTCCATAAATCTCTCCCACTCAAATGTAGAAGTAGGAGAACTGTCTGCAGCAACAGAAGTCCAAGAGCCCTCGGGAGAATAAGAATTAATACTTTTACGCTCAGAATCACTGGACTTTCCGTCTTCAGAATTTCCTGTCCATGGATAGCCGATGCCATCTGGCCATGGGTCTGAAAGGATCGTGCCGGGATCAGAACGAGTAGTAGTGAGTTCGTCGTGGCCAAAGATGTGTTCTCTATCAACTGGAATTTGGTTTCTGTAACAGATGTTTGCGACTAACATCGCCAACTGCTCATACATGGCATCAGTGTAATATGAGCCCGGGCTGTTTGCATCATTCTGAGGATGGCCGGCGATCTCAATAGAAACGCCCGTATCATTTAAGACGCCATTATTTTTATCCGTAACGCCTCCTTGTGTGGAGCGCTCAGTGCCTCGGGACACGCCCTGCGAATTAGTGCGGGCAGTTTCTCTGGCAAACATCCAAACGAATCCGCCCCTGTTGATGCCATAAGTCGTAGCGCCAATAGATGCTTCAGTGCCATCCGAGCCGTAACCTGAAAGCGCTTGAAAAACTGTTCCGCCGGCAGAGTTCCGACCTGATCCGCCTGTCGTGTGGATTACGACATGACTTAGATTTGCGGGCGAACGTCCGCCATTCGTTACTTCATATCCGTTCATCGGGGAAGTCTTTGTAGTTTCGTAAAAATGTGCAGGAGCGAAGCCGCCGGTGGCGCCATAGCTTTCGGCTGTGCTGGTATGAGCAGCTAGTCCAGTAGTATACCATGTCCTTGGTGTTCCAAACTCGGAAGGCCCATTTAATGAAACCGGATCATCAAAGTTAATATATGGAAACGGCGGATATCGAGTTAGGGCTTCCAACATGACAGCATTCATTTCGCATGATGTCGTATCATCGTCATCCCAGAAACTGATCACATCAAGCGCGGCGTCAAGTGCGCACGATGCAGCTACCGCTGCGTCTATTGTGCGGTCTACTATGCCGTCGTCTTCCTCTGTGGGATCGGACCCATAAAATGCACCGGGATCCGAGATATCTTCTGTAGATGGAGAATAGCCTTCACTAGTGCTGTCGGGATCGCTGGTACCGGTGCCTGTGCTATCGGTTCCTAGTTCCGTTCCTGAGCTTAATGAAACGCTGGAGGCTGCTTGTCCTAAAGACCTGATGTCTTCCATGCTGCTAACCCCGCCAAAGGCATTTATTCTAGGCGATGTAAGAAACTTTTGCGTATATTGATCGACTGGTGCTTTTTTAAGTTCCGGGTATTGGGCAGCGAGCCTGTTATATGCCTCAGCCGCAGCAATAGTATTTTGAACTTTCTGTGTAAGTCCGAGAGTCGAGCCTTCCAACATCGACCCGCCCTCTTCGCGAGCATCTTCGGCTACAGGGCTGAACTTTGAAAACTCTCGGATGATCTTCCATCTTGAACTCTGCCAACATGGAGTATGCTCTTCTGCGTGTAGCCAGTCCCACCACATGACAGATCGATGAATAGTCGCCTTAAGCGTTTCATCGTCATCTTCAAAATATTCTTTTCCAAAATAGCTCTGGTCCCAATCAACATGTGAAGTGTCAAATGTTCCATCGGGAAGATAGGTTGCAGAATCTGCGCTAGTGCGAGTTTCACCTACTACAGTTGGCTTAGTGGAGCCAGCAAGAAAATTCAATTCCTCCTTCATTCTGGCCGGGGGCTTCTTGGAGTCGATTCCATAATCATGATAGTTGTGTCCTAATGCGCCAAATGCGGGAATGATGTTTGAGAACCCAAATGTTACATAGTCCTCCAACATTTCAACGAAGTAGCCCTCCGACAATGCATTCTCGCCGGCGGTTGAATCGATTGATACAACGCCTGTGTCTTCATCATATTCTAAGCTAGTAGCGCCATCACCCGACAAAATCTGAGCGATTGACCAGTCTACATTAGTAAAACATGCATATGGAAATGAATCTTTATACTTAATCCTAACGGCGGTTTCAAGGCCGTCGATCTCTCCTGTCGTATATGTAGCATTCGGCAGCCAATTGTTAGTAAAGCCAGCCTGAAGTCTCAATCTATACGCCTCTTTCATAAATTTGCTAGTAAGGTATTCGGCTTGGCGCTTATACTTGTCTTTGCGACCAGCACTTAAGTATCCCCAGCCTGGAAACATGACGACTCCTTGTGCTCCCAAGTCAGATGCAGTTGCGGTCAGATAGCTAACGAATTGAGATGCTTTCCCTGGCCAGGGATGTCCCCAAAGATAAACGTTAATTCCGGCAATTCTAAATGCTCGGACATAATCTGATAAAACAGTAAGGTTAGTTTTTCTCATCAATGGTCTGCTGGCTGTACCGGCTTTTAGCGGACCTTGCCAGCACGCCTCAATTACCACATATCCAATATTCGCCCACACAGCCTTTTGAACTGCCGCAATTGGAGAGGACATCGATCTGGAATTCAGCGTTTCACTAGTAATGAAAATTCCTTTCTTGTCGTAAGGAGTGGCGTTAAAGTTTAAGCTGCCATCTGCATTTCGGCCAGGAATACCAGGAGGCTCGTACTCATCTCCTAATATTCTGCTAGATAGTTCTACCCAATCAAGATCTGATTCGATGGGCGAAGTTGTCGTATTGCTAGCCGTGTCGCCGCCAACGGCATCGCCCGAGGCGCCGCTAGCGGTCAACGGCGCATTGGATTCTGCGCTATCAAAAAAATCTGATGGAGGGCATGACCCGCCTTTGATAAGGCCACCGTCATTCTCTCTTGTAACAACTGTGCTCATGATAACGCCACCGCCACCGCCACCGCCGGCAGCTAAGCCTGCGCTAGCCGAATCGGTGACATCGACAACAATCATGTCGCCGCACTCAGGTTCTTCTATATCCTGCGAAGAGGCAGTGAACGTTGGATGCATGTCAATCCAAAATTGATGCCATCCCGTACTGCAATCACAGCCAAATTTTTCAGGCTCAGGAATCGAAGCATGCAAAGTCGGGATTCTTGCCTTTACTTTAATAAGCTCAGGAACTTCTGTGCCCATGACTTCGCCGTACCACGCATTGAGAAAACTAGTAGGCGACGTAGCAGCAAATCCACCGGCATGGCCGTCATGGCCACCGCCTGTTGCACATTTGCCTTCAACACGCAGCACAATTGCCTTAAAAGGACCGGTAGGCTTGCTAACCGGAATAGCAGAATCTGATATATTCTGTTTAAGCTGCGAAAATAAACTAGTGCGGAATTTATTACTTAAAGTCCGTTTAGTTTTCTTAGTTTTACCGCCGTTTAGTTTTCCCCAATTGAGTTTTCCAAACGGTCCTCTGCGTTTTGGCATGTCATTGTGACTCCTTGATCAAATCATAGATTTCATCTTTGTCTATATCCGATAAAGATACTTCGACTTCCGATGTGGCGCTCTTGAGCAAAAGTCCTGAGATCTTAACCAATTGCTCATTGGAGCGCTGTAGTGTCTCTACATATTTAGCAGCGGTGAGGCCAACATCTCTATGCGTCGATTCGCCTTTAGCAAGAAATTGAACAATGTCATCTAAAAGCTCCTTGGTAACATCGCGATCCTCACGAATGTTATCAATTGCTTCTTTGAGGTATTCATCGATTTTTTGCCTTTTACTCATAGCTTACCCTCGTTCCAATCTTTCTTGAATAGCTTGTACTTTGCTCGCATCTTGTTGAGGTTATTCACAATTTGCTTAGTGTTCAAGCCAGTAATCTCTCTAATGTATAAGTAAATAGCTTTCTTATTAAAAATTTCAATCGAGTCGGGGTTCGCAAGAAGCAATTTTATTGCTTCTAATACCTTCTCCTCATTAGGTTTGAGGTTGCCAGTGTCCCAAGACTCTATTTCAATCCATAAATTTTCCCAAAATTCTTTTTCGCAGCGCTGTCTATAATATCCATGATCAACAATAAGCTTCTCATCTAGCTTGCTCTTGATCATCAAATCCTCAATAGGAATCTCCATTTTTCTTGCTTTGGAGTTCTTCTTGACTTTATGAATAAACCAATTCTTCGTAATTACCGAAAAGTATGAAAAGGCTTTAGAGCCTTTTGTTGGATCAAATTTTTGGATTACGGTAGTCAGCCATATTTTACATTCTTGCCTGAGCGAGTCAATGTTGGGCAACGCAGTGAACCGATAGGTAAATACGATTTTATCAACCAATTCGCTAAAAACTGGCCCGATGTAAGTTTCATATAAATACTCTCTTTCCTTTAAGTCAGTAGAGTTATTAAAATCGATAATTGCTTGTTCATGTACTTTTGTAAAATATGCTGTCTTTCTACGTTTCTTCGCCATCAAGGGGCTCTCCTTCTTCGTCAAATTCGTCAAGTCCTCCTAGGCTGCTGTATCCATCTGAAATTGTAGTAATTTCATCAAATTCTTGAATCATAGTTACGATTAATCGAGAATGCTCTAGCAAGCTTTTAAGGGTTTGATCCCCATAAAAAGTCTCCATAGAGTAAACACCTTCGATATGTTCTGAAAAACGGAGCATTACGTCATTGACTTCTCCCAGATTATCAGATACGAATAGTAACTTAGTAAGTAGATTACGGATAAACCAAAATGCGAGGGCATTCAGCGCCACAGAGGCAACTAGTAACGATATTATTATTTGTAATGTAGTCATTCTTTTGCTTTATATTCCTTTTGGCGAAGAGTCCTTTTTTCCTTTTTTAACTCTTCGCCGGCTTCATGGATATGTTGTTCAACCAACTCTCCAACCTTGTGTGTGCCATTGGGCAGACTAGTGTCTGCCCTTGTTTTGATAAACGGTATGGCCGGGACGCGAACAAGTACGGATTTCTCTCCGCACTGCTCGCAATCTGTTAAACACTCTTTCATAGAGTGAGATGTTTCTAATACGAAGCTGCATGCTTCGCAACGATAAGTGTACCTAGGCATGAAAGCGATTAACCTTCTGTCGTTTCGGCATTCGTGTCCGTGTTCGCCCTAATAATCGGGGGGTTCGTTACGACTAATTCGCCGCCAGTGTCAACAGTAAAATTAAAACCCTTTAATACCGGCACGATATCGGTCTGATGCATCAGAGAGTTTTGCAGGGCTAGCATTACTGCGCCTAGCGCCTGATCTGATAAGTTCACGTTCTTCATAGTTGTGGTCATGGTGTTTCTCCTTATAATTCCTTTTCCCATCTGTTAATCATGTCGTCCAATAATGTTTCAAAAGTATATTCTGGCTCCCAGCCTAGGATTTCCCTGGCCTTAGAAGAGTCGCCTTTAAGATACGTCAATTCTTGTGGTCGCATATACTTTGGATTTTGTACGACATAATCTTTGTAATCCATTCCAAGCTTGGCAAATACAACTTCACATAAATTTCTTACAGAATGTGTTTCCCCAGTTGCAACGATAAATTCATCCGGCTCATGATGATTAATAATCAGATGCATGGCGCGGACATAATCTTTTGAGTGTCCCCAGTCTCGGAAGGAGTCTAGGTTTCCTAACTCAAGTTTGTCTTTTAATCCCTTCTTGATTTGTACGGCGGTCTTCACAACCTTATTGGTTACGAAGTTAGAGCCGCGTCGAGGGGATTCATGATTGAACAAGATGCCATTACATGCATGAAGATTGTATGCATGACGATAATGTCTAACCAGATTGTATCCCATAACCTTGGCACAGCCATAAGGACTGACAGGGTTCATGGGAGTGGTGAGGCGCTGTACTCCATCAGAATCGACTGAGTTGCCGAACATTTCCGATGAGCTAGCCTGATAAAACCCAGCATTGGGCACGAACGAGCGATAAACCTCTAACATATTCAGAACGCCCAAAGCATTTGTCTGAATTGTGAACGAGGGCATATCGTAACTAATCCGCACATGACTCATGGCGCCTAAATTATAAATTTCATCAGGACGAACGCCTGATATAATACGCACAAGCGAAGGATAATCTGTTAGATCTCCATAATGCGTTGTGATTTCGCCTTGTAGATGTTGAATACGGCTGTCTTGGTTTTCAGCCACCGATGAGCGGCGAATAATGCCGTGTACATCGTATCCTTTTTGTAGCAGGAGTTCAGATAGATAACTTCCATCTTGTCCTGCAATTCCTGTGATTAGTGCTTTCTTTTTCATTTTAATTCCTTATAGTATTCGCCAACAATAAATCTCATTTTCCTAGTTCCAGATTCGCCGGCGGCAGCAGGGTCATAGTGCTCCAGTG